TTGAGGATGCTGATGGAATGGAAACTGGGGAGATTCGATTCAAATTCAACATGAAAAAATCCTTCGTCACTAGGGACGGAGAAACTGTTGAACAGCACCCTCAGGTTTTTGATTCTAAAGGGAACCTAATCACAGACAAGTCCTTTAAAATCGGCAATGGGTCTATTGTAAAAGTTGCCTACTTCATGTCTCCGTATTTCAATAAAGGGAAAGCAGGGGTCAGTCTCCGCTTGAAAGCGGTCCAGGTCATAGAACTAGTTCACTACGGTGTCAATAGCGATCCTAAAGCCTTTGGTTTTGCAGAGGAAGAAGAAGGATTTGCTTATGACAAAGAACAGATGGACCGAGCTTTGGAAAGTGAAACCGAAGATTTCTAAGAAAAAATATCGAAGCGGATTTGAAAAGTCGATTGCTCTCGCATTGACCGAGGCTGAAGTCGAGTTTGAATTTGAGACAGTGAATGTCCCATACAAGCTTGAGCATACCTATATCCCTGACTTCATTTTACCCAATGGAATTCTAATCGAATGCAAAGGGTATTTGAGATCAGATGATAGGCAGAAGCATTTAGCTGTACAAGAGCAACACCCTGACCTTGATATCCGCTTCGTTTTCATGTCTCCCAACGGGGTTGTTGGGGGTGCAAAGAAATTAACGTGTGCCAAATGGGCTGAAAGACATGGATTTAAATGGGCGAAAAGATGGATACCAAAGGATTGGATGAGGGAGAGTTCCAGGGACATCTCCCATGTAAAAGTTGTGGATCAAGTGACGGTTTAGCGGATTATGGAGATCACACTTTCTGCTTTATCTGTGATGAGTACACTAAGAATCAAGAGCATGAAGACAAGCTTTCCCAAATCACTGATTTCATTCTCGGGGAAACCAAAGGTTTAAAAAAGAGAGGGATCAATGCAAGTACGGCTAAGAAATGGGACTACCGAACATCGATTTACGGTGAAGGAACAGTCCAAGTTGCGAATTACCGTGATGGGGGGAAAGAGATTACAGGTCAAAAGGTCCGAAAGGCTGATAAGACCTTCTTCTGGACTGGGACTTCAAGTCAAAAATTCTGGGGGCAACATAAGTGGAAAGGGGGAAGAAGGTTGGTTGTCACCGAGGGGGAGATCGATGCTCTTACTGTATCTCAACTCGGTGAATGTAAATGGCCCACGGTATCACTACCCAACGGGGCTCAGTCTGCGAAAAATATTTTTAAAAAGAATATTGAGTGGCTGGAAAAATTTGACCAAGTAGTTATCTGTTTTGATCAAGACGATGAAGGTCAAAAAGCTGCTGAAGAATGTGCCGTCCTTTTATCACCAGGAAAAGTATTTGTTGTCTCTCTACCTCTTAAGGACGCCAATGAAATGCTTATGCAGGGGAGAGTCGATGAGCTTACTTCAGCTTTGTGGGAAGCTAACCCTTGGAGACCAGACGGGATCATTGGAGTGGATGAGGTTTGGGAAAACTATTTAAGGACAGAGGATGAGGATGCCTTTGAGTACCCCTTTGATGGTCTTAATAAAATATTCAGGGGACTACGGAAGCAGGAGATTGTTTGTATTACTGCTGGGACAGGGATAGGGAAATCCCAAGTAGCTAAAGAGATCGCATTCAAGTTACTAAAATCAAATCTTAAACTCGGCTACGTTGCTCTTGAGGAATCAAACCTCAAGACCCTGATAGGATTGTTGTCCCTTTATCTTAATACTCCACATCACCTCGGGAAAATCACAGGGGAGGATAAAGACAAGATGGAGTTGGCAATTAAAGATTTAAATTTACAACACAAACTTCATTTCTACGATCATTGGGGTTCATTGGATGAGGACAATCTTATGGCTCGACTGAGGTTTTTAGCCAAAGGGTTGGATTGTGATATCATTGTCCTTGATCACATCAGTATTGTTGTCTCAGGTTTAGACACCCAAGATGAACGAAGGACTATTGATGTCCTTATGACAAGACTCAGGTCATTTGTGCAAGAGACTAAGGTTGGTCTCATTATTATATCTCACCTTAGAAAACCATTCGGGGGTAAAAGTTACGAAGAGGGAGCCCAGACCAACATCAGTTCCCTTAGGGGCTCGGCTTCGATAGGGCATATTTGCGATAATATTTTTGCATTGGAACGGGATCAACAGGGGGAAGACCCTGACCTAGTGACCGTGAGGGTTCTGAAGAACAGACTCTCGGGAGAGACAGGGATAGCTTGCTACTTAAGGTATGACAGAGAAACGGGGAGATTAAATGAAGTAGACCCAGAGATGAGTGAACTGTTCGATAAAGAGGGGGAGGACGATGAAGCTGATTTTTGATATCGAAACAGATGGTCTTTTAAACAAACTAAAAACACTTCATTGCATAGTAGCAGTGGATGCAGACACCAATCAGGTCCATGAGTTCCCACCAGACAGACTAAAGGATGGGCTTATATTCTTAAGTGAGGCTGACCAGTTGATTGGTCACAACATTATGGAGTTTGATATTCCTGCCATAAAGAAGCTTCGGCCCCGATGGGTGGAAACTGGGCAAATCTGGGATACCCTGGTGATCTCCAGATTACTCTGGCCTGAGAGACAAAGTCACTCCCTAGAATCCTGGGGCTACACCTTGGACAACCCAAAGGCCCCGAGTCCTGAAGTCTGGTCTGAGTACACCGAGGATATGCTGAAGTACTGTAGACAAGATGCCCTTCTTACCCGGGATCTTTTTAACCACATACAAAGAACTGAATCCTCTTCCCAAGCTGTAGATTTGGAACATGAGATCCATAGGATCTGTCTTTCCCAAACCAAGGTTGGGGTTTATTTTAATGAGACCGAAGGTCAGAAGCTTTATGCGAAACTCTCTAGCCAAAGACATGAGCTTGAAGAGGACCTTAAAGAAACCTTTGGTTCATGGTGGATCTCCCGTGGAGTCCATATGCCTTTGGTTAACAATAAATCTAGAGGGATTACAAAGGGATGCGAATACGAAAAAATTGAGCGAATCGAATTCAACCCAAGATCCAGGGACCACATAGCACTGTGTCTACAGAAAAAATACGATTGGAAACCTAAGCTTCTGACACCTAAAGGGAAACCTCGGGTGGATGAGGAAGTCATGTCCACGCTTGAGTACCCTGAGGCAAAGCTGTTGGAAAAATACCTTATGATCCAAAAGCGTATATCCCAGTTGGCTGAAGGATCTCAAGCGTGGCTTAAGTGTGTGACAAAAGAAGGAATTATTCATGGGAGAGTCAAGACTTTAGGCCCCGTTACAGCTAGAGCAGCCCATATGCACCCCAATTTAGCTCAAGTCCCTTCGGTTAGGATTCCTTTTGGAAAAGAGTGCCGAGAATTGTTTTATGCTCCGAGAAACCAAGTGTTTGTAGGGGCTGATCTCTCAGGATTGGAGTTGCGTTGTCTGGCCCATTATATAGGTAGATTCGATGGGGGTGAATACACCAAGAAGCTTTTGGAGGGTGACATTCACATTGAAAACCAAAAGGCTGCTGGGCTAGAGACAAGGGATCAAGCAAAAACATTCATCTATGGTTTTCTCTACGGTGCTGGGAATTATAAAATAGGGCAAATCGTGGGTAAGGGGGCTAAGGCTGGTGGTTCTCTCAGAAAGAAATTCTTGTCTCAACTCCCAGCCCTTAAGAGATTAAAGGATGCCGTGGATGAAAGGGCCAAGAAGGGGTTTATCCTTGGTCTAGATGGGAGAAAGATCCCCATCAGACACCAACACGCAGCATTGAATACTCTTCTTCAAAGTGCTGGAGCGATCATCTGTAAAGAGTGGGTTGTGATGATTAATAATTTAGCTGATGACCATATGATCCAGGGACACCAAAGACTTTGGATTCATGATGAGGTTCAATGGTTGGTCAACAGGGGAATTGAAAATCGTCTTGGGGAACTGATGATTCAAGCTGCCAAAGAGGTAGCGGTGAAACTGAAACTTCGGTGTCCTTTGGATGCTGAATATAAGGTTGGCTCAACGTGGGCCGATACCCATTAACATAGAGGAAAGGAATTCTCATGGATGAGATTAATATGGTCCGATTGGGCCGAAGACACGCAAAAGTTTTTTC